AGCAGCCTTATATGAACAGGGAAAGATCGACCATACTGAGGTATTGCCTGAGCTAGAGGAACAGTTAGTAACATGGACTCCTGAAAGCGGCAAATCACCTGACAGGCTCGATGCTCTTGTATGGGCAATCACCGAATTATTTTTGGAGCAACCCGAACCCGAAGAAAAGGAAGAGGTAATCGTTTATGACGCCATGCAGGAGTTCGGGCTAGACAAGATATAGGCGATGCTCTTTATGCCGCGCGCCGAGGCTCCCAGGGGCTTATTAAAGGAGAATATGAACGCAAGGATAGCTAAGAAAATCAGGCGAGGCACGAAGCATAACTTCTTCGAGTACGTTCGCGCAGTCAAAGGCTGGCCATGGCAGAATCGATTGAAGCTATGCTGGTATATCCTATTCGGCCATGAGAGGAAGCCCAAGAACAAGAAATTAGGGAAGGCAGACGTCTGGAACCAACGCAGGCGAGTGCCTGCACATTAAGGAGGAATATGCCGGATAGAGGAATGCACTATGATACCCGCCGACTTTGCTGCCGCATCTGCAGCTGCACAAAGTTTATTGACAAGAGTATGACTTTGAGACAATGCGCCAATCCTGCCTGTGGTAAATACTATAGAGGTTATCGCGGGTTCGTATATCTCTAAGATACTTGACTAATTATGCCAAAACGGCGCCTATGCTTGACGAGCATAGCATTTTAGCTACAGAGACATGGCTGGCATAATTTTACATCAGGATTAAAAAGCCTAGCTATAGCTTGGTAATCTTTTTGGTAATTTCGACAGAATAATATGCCAAATAATATGCCAAGTTGATGACCATATCGCGCAAAAATTAACCAAATAATTTACTGACAGGAGACATCATGTCGATACTACAAGAATTCGATGAGATATTGAGAGAAGCCACGCAGCAGGTTGAGGATGCGCTGAAGCTCGAGGACGCTGGTTGGATTAATCTATCGCAGATGGCGGCAAATGTCATCTCACCCGCTGAGCGCGCAACGACAGTCAAGGAGGCCAGGCTCTATTCATTGAAAGATCCGCTGGCCAGGCGGGCAGTAGCATTAATGACCGACTATTCCTTCGGGCAGGGCATCGCCTGGAATATGAAGGACGAATCGGCCAAGCAATTACTCGATACATTCTGGAACGCTCCGGGGAACAAGCCATTACTATCCCCAAAGGGACAGCGGAAGTCATCGGACAAACTCCTGATAGACGGCGAGATATTCCTGGCAGTATTTCTCGGCAATAATGGCAACGCAACTATAAGGCGCATCGACCCCCTGGAGATAACCGAATTTATCACTAATCCGGACGACATCGAGGACGTACGCTATTATAAGCGTGATTGGACGGATACACTATCTAGGTCCCACACCGATTATTATCGATCATTCGCCAATCTGAATGATAAGGCCTGTATAGATTCCCTCGGAACAAGCCATCAAAAGACTCAGGATGCACTTATTTACCACCTGGCCATTAACGACCTAGGACAAAGAGGCAACTCATATCTATTGCCCGTTATCGAGTGGATTAAGCTATATCGCAAATTCCTAGCTTCGCGTGTGGCCGTCATGCTTGCACTAGCAAGATTCGCCTGGAAAGCCAAGACGAAAGGCGGGCAAACAGCCATCGATGCCATGAAGGCCAAGCTACATGAGAAGGAAGTCAAGGCCGGCTCCACTATGGTAGAAAACGAGGGCGTCGACACGCAGCCGATCAAGACCGAAACAGGCGCATCGGAGGCATACCAGGACGGGCGGCAGCTCAAACTACAGGTCGCCGCCGGCACAGGCTGGCCCGAGCAATACTTCGGGGATATATCAATCGGCAACCTGGCCACTGCCAAGACCGTCGAATTACCCGTTCAAAAGATGTGCGAATCTTATCAGGCAATATGGCAAGGAGCGTATGAGGACATATTTCAGTTGATTCTTACCCAGGCCGATATTAAGCCCGATAAGCAATACGTCGATATGGACTTCCCCGTTATCTCCGAGGAAATGGCGGCTTCTATGGCGCAATCAATGTCGCTTCTATGCCAAATCTTCCCGCAGTTCACGGAATCCCAGGACGTTCAACAACGGGCATTAATGGTTCTAGGAGTCCAGAATGCAAACGAAGTGCTAGAGCAATTAAATAAGGTAACCGAGGGCGATCCCAATATAGCCCTGGCCAAAGCCCTGAGACAATTTAGGGAGGTATTAAAAACGAAAGTACCGCCCCGGCAAATTGATCCTTTATTGTAAAAAGGAGGATAAATGAAGGCAGTTTTATGCCCGGTATGCAATGGAGTGGGCAGAGTATCAGCAGGATTTTATAATCGGTCTGGTGATTGCTTATATTGGGTATCCAGTGGTGGAACAGAAGAATGCCGCAGTTGTCAAGGTAGAGGATGGTTGGAAGTAAACGACAGCCCGCCCGGCTGGATTATCACTGTTAGTGGCCTTGAGATGACCAATCTACAACCGCAGATAAACTTACCGACTCCATTAGAAAGAAACGGATATGAGCTTACTTACTGAATTAGACGCAACGATTCAAGCCCTGGAAGAATCTATTCCCGCAAACCCAGGCTCGCAGAAGAACGAGAAGATAGAAAAACGAATGGGGAGGTCGCTGGCTCAGTATTTCCAGGGATTGAATCAGGCTATCGATATCGACGCCTTGGAGAAAATCTACTATAGGAACGTGAAGCAAGAATGACGCTGCCGGTCGATATCAACGACTTCATCGACCCTATTCTGAGGACTTTTGAGGATAGCCTAGCTGCCAGGTTGAATGGATACCTGGTAACCGCTTATCTTCGCGGTTCAGCAGAGATGCTGGAGTGGGGAAGAACCAAGACCACGGACATGCCTATATATCACGAAGGGCCGCCGATGCAGCAAGCGATGGACTATGCGCAGAAGCACACGGCCACACTGGTTAAGGGTTTGAACGAAGAAACCCGGGAACAGATGCGGACCGTCATTACAAAGGCCATAGAACAGAAGAAAGGCATCCCTGGATTAACGAGGGACTTGCAGCAGCAATTTAACAATATGAGTAAAGTTCGAGCCAGGGTTATCGCTCGAACCGAAACCTGCGACGCTCTGGAGCAATCGTTTATGGACAGGGCTAAAGACATGAACGTGAACGGCAAGGAATGGGTAGTTACCGACCCTTGCCCGATATGCGAGGAAAACGGAAACGCCGGAGCCATACCGATTAATCAGGCATTTCCAAGTGGCGACATGAGACCACCAGCTCACCCGAATTGCTTACTACCTGATGTTAGAGTGGAATCGCCCCTTACTATCTCTGGAAGTCGGGCTTTCTACAATGGGGATGCAATTGAATTCACTACTGAGAATGGGCACAAGCTTACCATTACCCCTAATCACATGATACTCACCCCTGCGGGGTTTGTTAAGGTTAAGGTATTGAAAGAGGGCGATTATATAGTTAGCTGCCTCGATAGTAAGCGGATAACGGCGAGCATCAATCCATATAATGACCATAGTCCAGCCTTCATTGAGGATATATGGAACTCGCTTATGATGCAAAGTGGAATGGTGTTGAATATGGTGAAAACCTCCGCCGAAGATTTCTATGGCGATGCGAGGTTCTTCAATGGCGATATCGACATTATAAGGCCCAATAGCTTTTTGCTGAGTGATATTACTTATGCCTTGAGCCTTGAGCATATCGGCAAACATGATTTCTATTGGAGATATACTAAGCCTTTTAACTTCCCTAGTCTTGGCTCGTTGGATTCGTTCAGATGTTGGGACATTCCTGCCCCTGACGGCTTTATGAGCAGCAGCGACCCTAGCCTGACGATCGACAGCAGACATTTTGGACATACTAACAATATTAGCTTGACTACTATTCCGAGGGGTAATACCTGCTTGAAGCAAGCGTCTTCGGATAGTACGCCTGCTTATACTGAACTCTCTAGACAATTTCAATTCCGATTCGCCAGCTTCATAGCGCCTGAGCAAATCGTCAAGGTTAGGAATTTCAATTATTCTGGACATGTATATGATCTCCAATCCCTAGAACAATTATACATCGCCAATAACATAATTGTCAAGAATTGCAGATGTGCTTTAGCGCCAGTAATGCTAGGAGGTAAATAATGAAATTAGCAGAGCCATATTCAATAGATAAGCCGCCAGATAAAATCAAAGACATGCCAAAGCACGCTCAGGAAATCTTTATTAATGCGTTCAATAATGCCCTCAAGCAATACGAAGGCGACGAAGAGAAAGCTAATCAGACAGCCTATGCCGCCGTCAAGACTAAATACAAACAGGACGCCGAGGGTAATTGGATCGCCAAGGAGGTTGCTTTGAAAAAGAAAGAAGCCACACACCCGCACGGTGAACATGTTTGCGTTTGTTCTCAATGCAAAGAGGAGATCACAGTTGACGAAGGTGTTAAATGCAATACCCAGGAATGCCCTGAATGCGGATC